CACGAAATGCGCTACCCCTCCGAGCCAAAGATTGCAGAACCTGCGAAAGCAACGGATGTTGGGGAACACGTTGCAGAGAGCACACCTCCGAGTTGTGCGGAAAGGACCGGTGGGGACACTGGGAGCTCAGGATCGAACGACCCGGAAAGCAAGCCTCCAACATGCACGACCCCAGAGGAGCCGCAACAGTCTGTTGCGGCGACAAAAGAGGTTGGTACGCTGGCTGCGAGTATTGCACCGGAATTAAAGGAGTCAGACGACCCTCCAATAACGGTTACCGAGCCCAGAGAAGTGCATTCCACCGATTCGCCGCTCAATGGCACAGCTGTGCCTGTGGGAATGAGGATTTTGCCAGGACTCGCGGACAAGAAGTATTACTCGAATATCCGAAAGAACGTGGAAGAAGCGATTGAGCAACGAATAACTTCAAAGAAAGTACCGTTCAATTTGACCAAGAAGGAGAAGGACGAGGTTTCTCGTATGGTCGAAGCGCTGCGAACAGCGGCGTTCGGAGAAAAGAGAGTTCGCGGTGTCATTGGATCTATCCTGTTTGAGGACTTGAAAAGCAAGAAATGGAGTCCAACGAGGGTGAAAAGTGCGATTGAACAATTGCACGAGAAGTATTCTCCAGCGATGACATTCAGTTGCATTATCAAGCTCGAACCAATGCCCCACAACAAGCCCCCAAGGCTCTTGATCGCGGATGGAGATTCCGGACAAGTGAAGTCGTGGCTTGTGATCGGGGTGCTCGAGAGATTGTTGTTCGACCATTTCGGTGACAACTCAATCAAGCAGGGCGCCAAGGCGGACGCCATGGCGTTGCACGAGGACCACATGAGGATAAACAAGGCGAAGGTCGCAATAATTGAAAACGATGGATCGGCATGGGACGCATGTTGCAGGAAACCGCTGCGAGAATTGATCGAAATTCCCATAATCGAACACATCGTAAAAGTGATCGACTAGATTGTTGTGGCGGAGAACGAGTGGTGCGGCCAGAGGTTGAAGGCGGACAAGCTCACGAGCTTAAAGCTGCGTTTTACTCCTAAGGTCCGCCTTACCGACCCAGAACCTGACATAACACAAGAGGAAATGGAATGCGCCGCGATGAACAAGCCCATCTTCTTTAAGATAGAAGCCATTCGAAGGAGTGGTGATAGGGGCACATCGTGTTTGAATTTCCTTACAAATTATGTGTGTTGGGCCTGGGTGTTGTGTGGCGGGGCCAGCTGTTGCCTTATGGTTAAGGGGAGGACCAAAGCCGTACCACTTTATAACGGAGGCCAGAGCACTGTTAGGATCAAGTGCGAAGGCGACGATTCACACGTCATGACAACGTACAAATTCACAGAAGATGAGTTTAACGAGATGGACGCGAGATGGACTAGGTTAGGCCACCGGCCGAAGCTTTTCCACCGCAAACCAGGATCGGTCACAGAGTTCACGGGATACCATTTTCTCGTTGATGAGCACGGCATAGTACCCGGATCTGGCGCGCCTGACGTGATCAGGACAATGATCGGGTCCGCCACCACCTTGGCGAAGGGGGCCATCAGCAAGGCGAATGGGGACGATTCGGAGAAGGATTTTGCTGCTATAGCGAGCGCGTCGCTGTTGTGCACGGCCGCAGGCTTCGCGAAGAGGTTACCGAACCTCGCAAGTTTCTATCTCCGCGTGAGCAAAGAGTACATGGACAAAGCGGGAATCAAGCACCACGAATTGACACATGATCAAATGATGAGGCTATGCCCGGAGGTCAAAGAGGATCTCTTTCCGGAACGGTGGAAAGAGAAAGACGCGACCATGAAGATATTGTCCGTAGGGAGTAAGATTGGCGACATTGTTTGTAAGGTCGAGAACGAACTGGCTCAGGCAGACATGAACGATGAGTCTTCACATGTGGAAGCCAAAGGCATATGCTCCAAAGAGGAGTGGATTAAAATAGTTGCTTTACACATGGACGTCGGTGCGGACACAGATGTTGAAACGTACCGAGGAGCGTTACGCGAAATGCTAACGCCCACTCTGGCCCAGAAGTGGACCAAGGCGGTTGCCACCGCCTCCAACCGGCCAGGGTGAAGCCGAACCGGGAGGCCGTACGAGCCTCCCGGTCGCGAGCGGGGATGAGTCCCCGAGGGCGGGCAGAGTCCCGCATCCCGTTGACGCGGCGGGAGTGACAGCAGTCAGAAGCGGGATCCAACCCGAGAGGAAGGAGCGTCTTTCAGATTAAATGTCTGTTGTAAGCACGCAGCCAGCTTAACAAGCGTGGCATCCGGAGTCTTGGCGAGGCCTGTGTATGACGAAAACGGGGGGGGTGCTTTGGGGTAAAGCACACCAGTAGATGGCGCCCGTGGTTTCTTCTCAGCTCAGATGCGGCAACCACCGAGTGAAAACGACCCTAGTCCATTGATGAAGCTTACTGTTTTAAAGTCACGAGACACTTTGACGGTTATATCGAGGGGCAAACATGGGTGGGTGAAAAGTAGGGAGGCTCTTCCCTGCCATCCGAATTACCTTCAATGGAGTGACCTATCCACGGGAACACTTCTCGAGCCAATTTGCGGGCGCACGCCGCTGCGCTGAAGGTGAGGCCAACGCAGTACCTGCACACCACAGGTTGAGGCTGCGCACCCGACACATGCCTATAGAGACGAACCTGACCCCCGCTGGTAACAGTGACTTGAGGGGAAAGGGAGCATGCGGGTGATGGAAACGGTACCGTTGGGAGAAGCTTGGTCAACGATGCTTCCAACGTAGGTGGACCAGTGGGCCGGATGCATGGGCATTCGCGATTTTCCTCATGTTGTGGTGTCTACTAACGCGTAGAAGAAGTCCCCGGACATCACGACATTGAACCGAGAGAGTGCGAACAGTAGAACTGTTTAAGGAGAGAGTCTTGACATGGCCAAGCAGATCAAGGCAAGACGCCCAACTAAGGGAGCTGCGAAGAGGAGGGTACCAGCACGCAGGCGTAAGGTTCAAACACGTGAATCTGCGACGGCCGCGCTGACCCAAGGTACGGGAGCGGTACCGCGCAAACCATTCGGTTCTGTGACTCAGCGATTGCCGAATCCCTCCGTTTGGGACGCCAAGCTGCCCCACCACCTGTCGCTTCCGCGGCCGGTGGGACCGTACACTGTGGTGCGAACAACGAAACGCTTTTCAACGGATTCTAAGGCCGTGCTTTTGGGGACGTTTAAGTTCCCCGCCAGCTCGGGCAACAACGTTGCAGGCG